ATGAAGACTTTGCGGAGCGGGGTTATTAAAATGAACGTGAAGTTGAAAGAAAACGATATTGGCATTATGGTGCGGTGCGCCGAAAATGGGTTAGATCAAACCCAAACGGCTGAGATATTAAATGTTTCCCCGGCAACAATAAGCCGCAACGCAAAGCGGTTTGGTATAAAATTTAAAACTGTAAAGGATAAAACTTGTGACAAATGCGGAGTTGATAATTGCGTGTGCGAGACAACAAAGGTTGTTGAAGTTAATGATAGACAAATCAAAACAACAAAGCAGACAAAATCTGACGCAGCAATTAGAGGAAATTCTCGCGCTTGGGCAACTGATCCAAAGAAACATCGAAAAGAATTAGCATTAGAAGAAATCCAAAAAGAACATCGCCCAGAGATAATTGGAGAAATTGCTTGGGGTTATCATGTTTTAGAATTTGAAATTGAAATGGCAAAATCGGGAAAACGCCCAGCACTTCCAATGCAAATAAAAACACCCAACAAACAACAAATGCAAAAAGAAAAAATCCGATTGCTAAAAATATCGGAAGATCGAAGAAATCACATTATCAGTTTCTTTGAAGTTGGCAAAGACTACACAGTGCCAGAACTTAAAAACATTATGGGCGACAATAACATGGGCATGAACGCTTCCATTATTAGCGGTTTAATGAATGGCCTTGTGCAAATGGGTAGGTTAAAAAAATACCGCTTAGATTATCAAAAAAACAAACCCGATTATTGGCTTTACTATCTACCAAATCAAAAACCAAAGGAGCGAACACATGACTGAACAGGACATAGAAAAGATTTTGGACGATGCGTTTCGCAAAGTGTTTGGGATAAAGGCGTGGTGTTTGGGGTAAACAGTGATGGATGACAAAGAAATAGAACGCATGATAAACGCAGCGGGTTTAATTGGGGCAATTATTGGCTTTATCAGCGGCGCAGGTTTAATGGCGATGGTTGGAATTATATTTTAAAGATCGTGCGGGTGGCCGTTGAGATTTAAAAGTTGGCGCTTTTTTGGTAGCAACGTCATCCGAGGTAAACAACCGCCCGATTGGGACGCAGCGATTTGTATTGTGATGATAGCCACCCGCTCAAAATTTATAAACGTGCGATTAATCAGGCGCAAGCCATTTATAGATTTTATAAGTCTGTTCCATCCTATCATCCAAACCGTGCGTTCCGCCATTAACTGCTTTAGTTACAGTTTTAATGGTATCATCCGTAACGTGCTTGCAGTGAACCCAAATATTGTTTTTGTCAAAATACCAAATCGCGCTTTCCATAGCGTATTCTGTTGCAACTAAATCTGGGTTTTCCATCACCTCTGGTAAACGCATTTCGCTGGCAAAAGCCCTATAATTAAAACGGCCTGTGCATTGAATAAATCCGCGCCCTCGCCACAACCACCCGTCACCTTCTTTTGTATTGCCAAGCGGATATTTTCGGTTTTCATCCATATAAACATAATTAGCAATTTTCTCAGGATTACGGGCATATTCTTCAGCTTGCTCATCAGTTTTGAAATAACGTCCAAAGGTTGATCGCAAACCTTTTGCGGAATAGTTTAGGTTTTCTTCTGGCTTACGTTTAAACCCGCCGCTTTCATGGTGGCACTGTCCCAAAAAATGTGACGCGGCTTCCGGCGATAGTTGATAAAACTTGGCAATCGCTTTGGCAGTGTTAGGGCCAAATTGACCATCTGCCGCAACGCCGCATTTAGCTTGCAGTTCACGCATTGCATCGCTCATTATTTTTTTCCTCCAAAAAATTTAGTTGCAGACCTGACAGCAAAGCTGCTGGCCACGATTACACCCAATGTGTAGCTGTACCAGTCCGGCATGGTGTCTAGCGCAGCAAAACCGTCTGTAACCGCTTGTTTTGCCCAACTAAAAGGCAGGAAGCTCAGTATCAAGGGAATGGAGAAAAGCAGCACAAGATACTCGTCTTTCCAGGAATTTTGAGTACCCTCGGCCATAATCTTTTCCCAGTCCGCTTCAGACGTAGCAGCCGATTTCATTATGGTCGCTTTGGCTTCCGCCTCAACTAACTTTAGGTTTGCAGACGCAGCCTGTGCGCTTGCCTTACCTTTTAGCCAGCCACCCGCTAATTCAGCTACTGGACCGATCAGTGCTTGAAGCATTTTTACTCTCCATTGCGTTAAACCCGAAATAAGCAGCAGCGATACCAGATGCTCCGATAACATAAACCGCCGCTATATCTGCCAATAGACCCGCAGCGGTCTCTAAGCCCCACAGAGAGGCCGCTACAATGACGAAAGGGTATAAAACCATCCCAGATAAGGAAAACCATGTCATGCGCCTCTGTGCGTCTCTCTTAGCGTCTGAGTCTTCCATGCGGCGGCGACGATCTTCCAACATGATTGATTTCTCATCTGGATCAATCTTGCCGTTACCATTTAAATCATATTCATTTGGCATATCTTATTCCTCTATCTCGCAAGAGTGCTAAAATTTCAGAAAAGTCACGACCCGACCGCGCAGCCAAACCTTCAATGATTAGTTCAACATTCTGATCGAACAGGCGTATGATCTCTGCATCCTTCATCTACCATTTGCCTTGCTGCTTACCGATGGCCCACAGAGTAGCCGCCAAACCAGCGACCCCAGCCAGAACAATAATGCCGCCGACAACCCACATTATCAGAGCTTCTTTTATTTCAGCTTTGCGGTACGCAGTCTTCTTGCGCTGCGCCCTAATCTTGCGGAGAGTGTCTTTGTATTCCTCCAAACCTTTCGGGCCGTGCTGAAACATGATGATTGTTTCAATCTCTTTCTTCATAGCTTGGAGGCGCTTTTGCGCAGAGAAAGCATCTATCGCAGCCTGTTCAGCAGACCCGGTAAGTGAAGCAAATATGCTTGGATTCCGTGCCTTCTCAGCGGCGTAATTAACGTCCGACACCGCGCCAGCAAATTTACTTAATGCTCCGGACGCATCCCGACCAGCAGCCAGCAGGGTCTTGGCGCTCGATACAGCAGAGGCTGCAATTGAAAGAGCTGAGATAGGATCAATCATGTTTCAACAAACCTTGCTGGACAGACAAACAAATGGCTGACACGATAGACCTTATCGTACCACAAGCCATTCTTTGCAGTGCCGCAGTTATAGAAACAGTATTGGAACAACTGGTTCCCGCCTTGTGTCCAAGCATGGTTAAATGAAACAAATGCAAGGACACAGATCATCAGCCCATCTTCGTCAGCACCGCAAAAAGCATAGCGATGGTTGTTCCGGCAGTAGCGATCAAAATTGCCTCTAGCCGCTTCACACGGGCAAAAACCTCTTTGAACTGCAAATGAACAGTGGTTTCCAGCTTAGTGATGCGCGGCTCGATACCATCAATCCGTTCATGCGCAGATGCGACTGTACTTCTATTACTCATATTTACGCCCTCAGTAACCGTGCACCAAAAGTTTCGCGTAATCACCGCTCAACAATTTCTTTTTAACATATTCAGCAAACTCTTTCGACCCTAGTTTTAAACCAGACTCGGACATCCATTTTTCAACCACAACAAACGGGATTTGGCCCACATGGCGCATTTCACTACCAGCCACCGTGCCAGCAATTTGCTTTTCTTTATTGTAATCAAGGATCGACTGCACATCTTGCACACGGGAAATAACAACTTTGTTATCTTCTTCCTTAATTTTTGTTTGTAAGTGTTCTGTCATTTTTTATTTTTTGGCTTTTTACCGCCAACCCATGCTTCATTTACGTCAAGAGTGCTGGGATCATCAGACTTCAACTGACCTTTTTTGTTTCGAGCGCGTTTAACTTCAACAGCTTCCGCAAAGCCATTTCCAATTAAAACTTTAGCCTCTTCGTCATTAACATCATAAGTTTGGCCTTTTACAGCGCGAGAACCATGAACCCATGTTGTGTCAGTGGTGATTTTTATTTTAGGCATCTTTTTACTCCCAAAAGAAGAAAAGGGGCCATTACAGCCCCTAATCTAATTAAGTAGTTGTACAGTCAGCAATAAAGCCGTGGGCCTTTTGCGAACCAACTTGCAAGCCATATTCGACCGAAATTAATCGGCGCTCAGAGTGGCCTGTCTTGGCAAGTGGCTCTTGCTTGGCAGTCTGCAAGTAAGCAACCGAAGCATAGCTTGGATCAAGAACGAACACATCACGAGCACGGATATGGCGCGATGGCACGATTTGAAGCTCACCGAAGTCAGAAACATAAACGTCAATTGCGGCGTTCAATTTGCTGTCTTCTGCTTCTTTATAGCGCGTAGCGTTACCTGTGAAAGCAGACATTACTTGCTTGTTGAAAGAGCCACAGAGAACCACAGAAGGTTCTGCACCGCTATCCCAGCAGGAAGCAATCACAGTTTTCAAGATGCTTTCTGTCAGCGCACGTTGTGTGCCGTCTGTAGCACCAGCATTAGGGAAACCAGCTTCACCTGTACCGGATGTTGTACCAGCAGAACCACCAGTACCAAACGCAGTGTTTGTGGTGATAAAGGCTGGCAGACCAGCAGTTGCACGGGCAGTGCCAGAAGAACCAGCAGACGCGGCAGTATTGGAAAGCAGCATGGCTTCCATGTCGCGCTTCAGTTCTTTCAGTTTGTAAGCAACTTGCTCTGCAACTGTTTGTGCATCGCCAACACCGTTGACTTTGTTTGCAGTGGAAGACACATCGACAACTTTGTCTGAAATCTGTGTGTAGTTCCCTTTGCGAACCGCATTAGTTGGAGAGTCATTGCCGGGAGCAGACTCGCCTTCGATTACGCGGTTATCAGTTGCGACTGCCGCAAGATCAACTTCGCCCCACTCAAAGTAAGTGTTTTCGACGTTGCGTGTGCCAATAGTAGACATGAAAATTGTCTCAGTTGGCGTGATCGAAATCAATGCGTCTTGAATATCCTCGCGGATAGTCGTGACATCATAGGTTTCGTTTGTATTAGCTAGAACACCCATTGTGTTTTCCTTTCGCTATGACAATAAGAATGAAGTGACACTTTTTATGTCACCACTTTTCTTCATCCTAGAACGCACTTGTTGTTGCCTTTTCGCCCGACCATCCTCGGTTCGTTTTGCTCCTGGCTTAACCATTGGACGCGCAGATTTTGACTTTTCTACGACTTTGTCCTTAGTCCCCATGAGCTTCTGGTAAGCAACCGCGTCACGCATGATTTTAAACTCCCATCCGTGTGTCAACGAGCTAACAATTTCTTCTGGAACGCCGTAATAGCCAGTCGCCGTTGCGTGAATATCAGACAAGAGTTTTTTGCCCTTATCTGGATCGCGTAGCTCTGGAATTTCTTGTTTCAGAATTTTAGCTTGTTGCGCAATATAGGCTTGATTGGCTTGCGCCTGTTGGGCCAATTGCTGCTGCTTAACTTGTTCAGCCTCTTGCTTGAGACTTTCAAATTTTGCAGCATTTTCGCGGTATTCTTCCATTTGTTCCAAATAACCTAAAGGGTCACTGTTTTGCAGCTCCTTCGGTGGCTTTTGAGGCATTTGTGAAAGTTCACCATTTTCGAGTTGATTGATGCGTTGCAAAAACTGTTCACGTTCTTGTTGCATGGTTTGGTTCAGTTGCTCCAACTCTTTGCGTTGATTAGCGTTCTGTTCCATACCTTTTTGGACGTAATCTTGCCCAGCGTAGCCACGCTTTAGCTCTTGCAGGGTCACTTTCTTTAATTGACCATCTGACTTTACTTCAAGTTCAAGATCGTCAGAAAGCTCCACAGGAGCGGCTGGCTCGTCGGTGTATTCATCCTCATCTACGTTTTCATATTCAGCATCTTCAGCTTCATCAGTATCGTAGCCACTGGCATCCTCGCTCTCAGCCATTACCTCTTCC